CACTTGGCGGCAATTTAAAATAGTTGCCCCCCCAAATAATCGCAATGTCAGCGGCAGCAAGGCATCTGGCAATTAAATAAGCCGTTGGGGTTTCTTTGTCCCATTCAAACTTTTCAAAAATAGTGGCTTTTTTACCTTTGCCCATGCCCATTGAGCCAACATCAATTCCATAAGGCGGGTCTGTAATCACAGCATCCACCTTATCCAGCGTTGGCAGGATGTCCATGCAATCGCCAAGGTAAAGGGTGGCGTTCCCAATCTGAACCACGCTCACGTTTTCACCACCACACGTTCAATCTTTTGCACTTGCAACCCACCAGATAATTCAACCTGTTTTGGGGCGTTGTACCCGTGCATGGCGTTAAGCTCTTTAATCGCGCCTGCCATGCCTGTTGAGCTGTTCTGCACCTGTGCTACCTTGTAAGCCTGTACAAGCGCTTTAACGCTCATCTCGCGCGTCCAGATGGCCTTTTCTTCTAGCTTTCCCTTTAGTTCTTGCACCCTACCCTTTACGTTCCCGTCTGCCATCAATTCACAAGCACGTTTGTAGATAGTCTCAGGCTTCATCTTTTCCGCACCATACGAAGCTCGATAAGCATCAGCCTGCGACATTCCATCTGCGATACATCGGGCGAATTTATCTTGTTTTGGTGTTAAGCTCATTTTCACAATCCGGTTAGCGTATTGATGAATCTATTATAACTCAACCAATTTTGTTTGCCTAACTTATTAGCATTACTCATCATCTTTGTCGTTGATTGCTTTCTAAGGGTAATGCTTATGGATTAGCTTTAGGTGAGTTTTGAGCAAAGCATAGCTTATACCGTGGTTTTGCCAAAGTTTCGCTTATGCTTGCTTTGAATTAGCTTCTGGAGCCGTTCTTCGCATTCGCACTATGCCAGACTATTTCAACCACCGCGCTCTAGCAATTCGCCCACGCTGCCCCCTTTGGCTTGCTCGTGTAAGGGGCTATCAAATCATTTCACCATCGACGTGCCGCATGAATGATTGCCAAAAGAAAAGCCCACATACTGTGATGACTTGGCCTCTGGCGTGAGACGGATGTCGGCATTTGAAATAACACAAAGTATGCCTTCACCGGTTCAAGTCACCGCAATATGCGGGCTTCAGTGTGTTATTTCATCTGCCAGCCGCCAAACTGACAATTGAAATATACCACCATTATTAGATTAATTTCACGCGTTCGCCCAAAATTTTCTTGGCTTTTTGCTTTATGTCATCCAAATCCACCTGTAGCTGAACGGTTTTCTTGCCAGTTTGAGGTTTTAAGCTGAAATATAACAAGCTGTGCATCTCCTCCAAATACCAAACATTCTGTTTACAAGTGAAATGAAAAGCAAAATACATCTCGCCATGCTTAATCGTAAAACGTGCTTTAGCTGTCGGCAATAATTCTTTGAAAATTTCCACGGCTTTTTTGTAATCACCATCCAGCATCACAAGATATTTTTCAAACTCGTATATGATTTTGGTTTTGTAGGTCTTGTCCGTAGTCTTTTTACAAGTCTCGTTGTTTACCAATAGCTTGGTATTTTCGGCAATTTTGGGGCCGTCCCACTCGATTTTGATTTTCATTTACGATAAATTTCTGTTGTGCTCTCTTACTTCGTCCGCAAATTCTTGAAATATCGGCTTCCATACTTTTTCAGATACCACAATGACATCTTGTTTTTGTGGCTCTGACTTCACGCGATCCACCAAGCGCACTAAAAGGTCAAGGTCTTTAACCTCACCTTTGCTGTGGTCGTAGGGAAAATTTAAGCTCATGGCTATGGCGTTTATTTGTTGTTTTGTCATGCGTTCTTCTCCTTTATCTTGGGCTGCGGTTCTGATGTAAATAACGATACTGCATCTTCATAGGGTTTGACACTACTTGCCACTATCACGTTTTTTCCTTGTGCATTGGTGTACCTCCACCAAGATAATGCCTCTTGCTCCTGCTTCAACCGCTCATCAAGTTGCATCATTGCCTGAATAGCAAAATCGTAAACATCATCACCGCCAATGACACAACGCCCATTTACTGCCTCAAACATATCAGTAATCTTATCCAGCGCATCGTATGCTTGTTTTAACAATTCTTTATCAGTCATTTTTAACTCCAAAATGTTTTTTTATTCTATTGACAGCGTTTTCAATGGTGCAATTGCGGTCTTTCATTCTCAACCAACCCTCAAAATCACTATCGTCTCCGCCTTCTAGATATTTTTCTGGATACTTTTCTTTCAATACTTGCTCTATACATTCCTGAATAATCAAGGTTGCAAAATCGTCAATGTCTTCTCGGTACATAAAATAATGTTCATCCTCAACAACTTCACCGTAACTGTTGTTATATTCGCGCTCTAAATGTGATTTCAAATACTCTTCAATTCTTTCATTGGTTGTTGTGTACATGTTCTCTCCAGTAATTCTCTAAGTTGGGTTTCTTGTTTGGCTTTAACGGTTGAACAGGCATTAGCAGCACTCCAAGCAGCATAAGAAGCAGCAGCGGCAGCCCTACGAGCAGTCTCAAACTCATCTTGTGTTGCTAAACTATTTGCGTACCGTTCAAAAACATCTAACGCTTTTTTCGATTCGACAGGCATCAAATGCTCCACCTCTCTTGCGTAAGTAACTTCAAGCAATAGCTTCTCCTTCTCGAAACCTTCGACAGCACGGAAGCACCACAAAGCGTGGTCAAGTCCGTTTGAATCCAGAATTGTCAGCAAGGACAAGGGTTCGTCATCTGGGCTAGTCTTGCCTAAATACTTAAGCAAGGTTTTCCACCCTTCTTCGCATGGATAGTGCTCTCGAATTCTGTTTAAGGTTGTGTACATGTTCTCTCCAATAATTGCCTTAATTGGGTTTCTTGTTTTGCCTGGATGGTTGCACGAGCAGCACCAGCAGCAGCAGCATCAGTATAAGCACGAGCAGCAGCATGAGCAGCAACATCAGCAGCACTCCAAGCAGCACTCCAAGCAGCATAAGAAGCAGCATAAGAAGCAGCAGCACGAGCAGCAGCAGCAGTATAAGCACGAGCATCAGCAGCAGCAGCCGCAGCCCTACGAGCCGTCTCAAACTCATCCTCTGTCGCTAACCCATTCGCATACCGTTCAAAAACATCCAAACATTTTTTCGACTCAGCAGGCATCAAATACTCAACCTCTCTTGCGTAAGTAATCGCAAGCAATAGCTTCTCTTTCTCAAATCCTTCGACAGCACGGAAGCACCACAAGGCGCGCTGTAGTCCAACCGCATCTAAAATTGTGAGTAAGGGCAAGGTTTCGTCATCAGACTTGGTTTTGCCTAGATACTTAAGCAAGGGTTCCCACCATGCTTTACAAGGATTGTGCGCTCTGATTTTGTTTAGAGTTGTTTTCATTGCTTCACCTGCGACAATGCGTTTTTAATCCGCTGCCGAATCCAAATCACATTATTTTCACCCGCGTACTTTACGCACTCTTCAAGCTCTTGAAGTACGCTCAGCAGTGGTTCATAGTCATTTACTGCCTTCAAAACGTAGTCAGATAAATTGCCACCGCTTTGAATGGCTCTGCGCACCCACCTGCTTTTTGTGCCTTTGGGCGCACGTACCCAAATCACATCAAACTGGTTGTCCATCAGAAATAACTCCCGTGGAAGCAGGCCAAATTATTAATCGGGCGGCGGCCAAATAGCGCCACAAATTCCTTATCGGTTATGCGCCGATTTTGCTGGCGCATCATCGTGCCATCGTAAAAATATTCGACGTATATGCCCCACCCGTCCGCATACTTTTTAGGGCTATAGAGTGCTGGCTTGCTCTCTTTATAGCCCAAAGATTCATGTGGGCTGTTGTAGCCCCCATCGACGGGTAGAAGGCCCATTTTTTCTAGGTACACATTGACGCTATGCGCCGTATTTGCAGAGAAATAATCCTCGTGTTTGTTTTTCATGATTTTCCTTTTGCCGGTTCCGCCGGCTCGGTGCACTCGTAATCAAGTGCATGTGTGTAACTATATCAGAATTTTAGATTGTGTCAAGCTATTTATAAAAATAATTGTCTTTTTTTACACACCAGCGTAAAAATAATCATCGGCATCGTCCACATCTTTTGCGGTTTCTGTCTTTTGCTCTAGCTTCACTTGGGCTTCACTCTCAATCAGCTTTTGAATGTAATGCTGAGCTTTCTGTAAATCCTCCACGCCTCCTTTGTCTCTCCATCTTGCTAAATACTTGATTGCATTGCCCTGTAAAAACCCCTGAAATGCCTCTTTGCTCATCCACGCTTCCATAGCGTCCCACGGTTGAACGTTTTTTTCTTGGTAGTGCGTGCCTCCTATTTGACTGTTATTTGACTGCATTTTTGCTCCTTTGCTGTTGTAAAACTTTTGTTTTGGCTCGGTATTCACTGGTCAATTCCTTTAATTGTTCTCGGGTGTATTTCTTTTTCTCATGATGCCCCTCCAACCATTCGACGGCCTCAATCCCGATTTTTTCAACCAGTGCCCTGCGGTAATTAATAAGATTGCCAGATAAATGCGTATTGCATGGCTGACACTGCTTCCAAACATTGAGCCCTTCAAAGCGTAACTCCGGGGCAGCTCCAACGCTACGGTAATGGCCTGCGTGATATTGCCCATCATGATAACGGCCACAACTAATGCACGGCTTGCCAAAATCCCTTGCCCTAATAAACGCATTAAAAGCCTTTTGAGCTTTTTTTACCAGTTGCGGCAGTGTCTGCATAGCTTCTAAACGTTTTCGGACGCTAGAGCGCTCTTTAATGGACTCCTTGCGCCTTTCCTGCTCTGCTTTTTCTTTTACCAATTGGTAAGCGCATTCAGGGGAGCATACCTTTTGCATGGGTCTGGTCGGGGTAAATTCAGTTTTGCAGATTTTGCATTTACGTGATTTCATCCTGTCCCCCCGTAAACTTTACGCCTTTTTCAGCCCCCCAAGCATAAATAAACTCTACTAGGTCGGCAAATTCTGATTTTGTGAGTTTGCTGGTATGCCTAAACACAATATCAAAACCATGCCCATCGATAGCCGGTAGCATCTCCACGTTCTCGCCCTTGGCTCTGAACCAAGCTGCCGTTAATAGTCTCTTCCATGTGTCTAGGCTTCGGTGTGTTCCTGCCCATTCAATCTGCTTAGCAATGTCGTTAATCATTGCATGAAGTTTTGCATTTTGGTCTAAGCTGCGTTTTTCAGGCTTGATGCTCAAAATGAATTTATGGCCAGATATTAACATGGGTTTAATTATTTTCCATGCTTGGGATAGCTCAACGTTACCTTGTTGGGCGTTGTAAAGTAGCCGTTTAAATTCCTGCATTAATTGCCTCCTGTACGATTTTAAGTATTTCACCCCTTTTGGGTGAGTGTGGATATTTTTGAATATGGTGAAGCATGGCCTGCGCTCGAATCTTGTCGGGCCTGGTCTTTAATACCAAGTGAGCACAACAAGAAACGCATTTAAGCTCATAGCCCCCACGAGTAAAACACATCTCGCAAAACATCAATAATCACCCGCCGAATGTCTGGTTTGTGCTTTTGGTGGTTCGCCACTCCATGCTTTAAAAACAGTTTTAGCACCATCGTAAAACAGATGAACATCACCCGTTTTGCCCTGCCTGTTCTTGCCAATTCTCAATAATCCGTAATGCTCAAACTGCGCCCCAGCTTCGGGGTTTGATGCTATTGGCCTGTGGATAAATGCGATAACGTCACCGTCCTGCTCAATCGCTCCTGAGTCCCTCAAGTCATGTAAGCCTGGCACTTGATTCGCCCGTTCTGCTGCACCTCGATTCACCTGCGCTAAACACACAACCACGATATCCAGTTCTTTTGCCAATGCCTTTAGTCCTCGGCTAATCTCTTCAATCTGGTAAGCTCTTGATTGTTTTGAGTCCAATCCCTGCATCAAGCCAATGTAATCCACAATCAGCACATCCAACCCCTTTCGGCGTTTCAGTGCTCGCGCTTTTGATCGAACCTGTAGAATATTTAGCCCTGCTTTGTCGCTTACGCGGAAATTGAGCTCTTTCGCTTTTTCGGTGGCCTCTACTATTGGAGCGTATGAAAAACCCTTTCTAGGCCGCTTTAAATCTGATATTGCCACGTCGCCAAGAATTGCCATCTGTCTATCTCTCAAATCTTGGTGCGGCATTTCCATCGATAAAAAACCGACGTGGTAACTTCTGGCAATGCTTAGCCCTATCGTCATGGCCAAAGCTGTTTTGCCCATCGCAGGCCTTGCTCCAATGATTACGAGATTCCCTCGTTGAAAACCTCCATCAAGCATTTCATCAAAATCAACTAAGCCCGTTTTAATGCCAGTCAGTAGCCCTTCTTCCCTCTGCTCGATAACTTGGGTATGGGTTAATACTGCTTCATAGGCTTCAACCCATTCATCCTCATCGTGGGTCTCGGTAATCTTTCCAAGTGCCTCCTGCGCTCTATCCAAACGCTCTGATATGGGTGCGTCCAGCTTTGCTAAATCGGCTATGGTGTGCGCCAGCTCCGCCATTTTGGATTCTTTGTAGCGGTCTATCAAAGCATTTACAAGTTTGCGAATTGAGCGGCCGGTATGTGCATGGCTTTGGGATATTGCATTGATGGTGTCAAGGGTTATTCTTTTGCTGCGTACTTGGTCAAAAATAGTCAGCACATCCACCGCCTGCCCCGTTGATAGCTGTGCACTCATTTCGGTGAATATTATCCTATTGGTTGAGTCCCCAAAGTGGTCGGGCTTCAGAATGTCGCAAACCTCATCAATCGCATTATTGAAGTTCAAGAGTATCGATAAAATGCCGGCTTCTATTTCGTAGCTGTTTTGCATAGTTACTGCTCCTATGCGTTCTCGATAATCTGTTTCTTGCCCTTGTCGCTTAGCAAATAATCTATGCTTGCTTTCCAGTTTCGATGGTCTTTTGATCGCTCAGTCCTGCCCATAACAAAATCATTGCCTCTAACTAGCTCAAAGTAAATTTTGCAATACTCGATTGCTTCCGCCGCTGTTTCTGCTCTACGTGCTCCACTGGCTTTGTTAGATGTCAACACCCAACCCCAAAAACTTTTTACCAAACGTTTACGATCTTCAGTTTCTACAATTACTCTTGGCAGCTCAGGCAATATCTCATGATACAAATCAATAATCTGCCTGTAAGGTGCGGGGGGTAGTCCGCTTTTAGCGGGCTTATCTATATTTTGGTTTTTGGTTTCTGGTTCTTGGTTTATGGTTAATGGTTTATGGTTATTAGTTGCCTTAGCGATGGGTTCCGAGTGGGTTTCCAGTTGGTTACCCACTGGGTTCTTTTTACGACCACCAAGGCGACCATTAGCCCTGTTCTTCTCAGCCATTGCGTGATATTGCTGGATAACGTCATTACATCTAGCGTGAAACCAACCATCTTCATGCTTGACAAACATATCTTTCAATACATCGTCAACCACTTCGGTAGCAAGTCGCAACCGCTTGGCAACCCACTGGGTATCCACTGGGATTTTGTTTTCTGTGTCGTAGTACATATCCAGAAGTCGGCGGTAGGCCAAATCTTCTTCATTGGATAAATGCGCTGTGGCGGCTCGATAGTCGCCAATGCTGAATTGGTAATAGTGCATATTCATGCCCCAAAAAAAAACCCACATAAGCAGGTAGATCCAGTACCTAACTTACGTGGGAAAGTCTTGCGACTTATAAATCTATGCGTCTGGATCACGCAATTCATAAATCGCCCGAATCTTAATTCTACTACAACCCTAACAAATCCGCTATTCTTTTGCTCTCTTCTTCTATCTGCTCGGGTGTGGCGTCTGGGTGGCTTTCTAGCCACTCTTGTTTTAAACGCCTGTAGTTCTGGTGAATGTCTTGATAGGTCATATCAATACTCTGAGTATGCGTCGCGTATTAACTCATCTTTTGCCGTTACTAGCTTAGCAAATTGCGCGGGGCTTAGCTTAATCCGCTGTTCGTCCCCGCTCTCGTTATCTTGAACAATGACAATGTAACCATACTCACCTTGAGCCATTGTTTCTCGTTCTGCGTGCATAAAAATCATCCCTGCTTCTCCTTGTTAAGTTTCTGTTCTACGGTTTTTAGTTTGCGCCAGATGTCGCCGTATTTGTGCGCTAATATTGGCCTCCACTTGTAGGCCACGCCATTTTTCACCCACATTTGCATCGCTGCACCTGTGGGGGCGTTCGGGCCTAGCTCAGTAGACAGCCTTCGATATGAGCCAGTTAGCTTACGCGCCAGCTCAAGAATCTCTAAATACTCTTTGTCGGTTAAGTGTTTCATGTTGCCATCATAACACACGATTTTATGATGTTGCAAAATTATTTTTTATAAATTTATTTTGTGATGTTGCAAAGTTCTGTAATGGTGTGTTATAGTCAATCCATCGTAACAAAGGAGTTTTTTATGCAAAAAATTGCATCCGCCTTAGTGAAGGCTCAAAAATCTTTCGGCCCTGCGCTGAAGTCTTCAACAAACCCGCATTTCCGCTCAAAGTATGCAGACTTGTCGGCTTGCGTTGAGGCCGTCATTGATGGTCTCAATGAAAACGGGATTGCTCTCATTCAAATACCCCACGAATGCGAATCTGGCGTTACGGTGGAAACGCTATTTATCCACGAATCGGGGGAAACCCTCTCGGCTGGTAAACTGCACGTTCCAGCGTCAAAGCAAGACGCGCAAGGCTACGGTTCTGCGCTTACCTATGCTCGCCGCTACAGCCTGATGGCCGCTTGTGGGATTGCTCCAGAAGATGATGACGGCAATGCCGCCACTAAGCGCCCCCCAGCTCCGGCGGTACGTGCTGAAACAACTGTCGCTGGATATGCTGAGTATGAGGCTCAGCACCTAGAAACCCTGCAAGCTGCTGCCATGAACGGTGCTGCGGCTCTTGGTGAGGCCTTTGGCGCACTTGCCAAAACCCCCCAGAAAGCTCAATTGTGGGCAAAGCACGGCTTATCTTTAAAAGACGCAGCCGCCAAAATAGATTCAAAAAAAGAATAAACAATGAGAGTCATTACTGCAAATCAAGGCACAGAAGAGTGGAAACAAGCCCGCGTCGGTGTGCCATCAGGCTCTAAGTTTAGCAACATCATGGCAAAGGGAAGCGGGGCAACCCGCGCCACTTATTTAACAGAATTGGCTTTAGAGCGTCTTACAGGCGTGCGCGAAGAGTTCAAAACAACTTTTGCAATGGAGCAGGGAACCGAGCGCGAGCCATTAGCCCGACTTGCCTACGAGGCCAACACCGGCCAGCTCGTCACGGAGATTGGCTTTTGCATGCACGACACTTTGCGGGTCGGTGTAAGCCCTGACGGACTGGTCGGTTTAAATGGAATGTGCGAATACAAATGCCCGACGCCAAAAACACATTTGGAATATTTGAGGCTGGAGCCAAACAAGTGCCCGACGGCTTACCGTTGGCAGGTGCAAGGCCAACTGTGGGTAAGCAACCGCGAGTGGTGTGATTTCGTGTCTTACAACCCAGACTTCCCAGAAAATGCACAGCTCATTATTCGCCGTGTTGTGCGCGACAAGAAAGCCATCAATGAATTAGAGATTGAAATAATTAAGTTTTTGGAAGACATTGAGCGCGAAGTTGAGTTTATTAAGTCTTATAAGGATGCAGCATGACGTATTTAGCTGAAATAGATAGCAAAGTTGCCGGAATACCTTGCCGAATTGGTGTGAAGCACTTTTATAGCGTGCGCGGTTCGTACTCCTATAACGCAGCGAGCGACATGGACTATTACGGTTACAGCGACAGCGATTGGGAAGTGCTTGACCGCCGAGGCCGTCCGGCTACTTGGCTAGAGCGCAAGCTAACCAAAGAAGATAGACAGCGCATTGAGGAAGAGATTGAAAAAACCATTACTGAGGAGGCGTATTAACAATGAATCAAAAAGAATTTAACTTATGGCTTATCGGCGGCTTTTTGCTGCTGGTGTTATTTGCTTTTCTGGCTTATCAGGATATTGATGAAGCCGACGCTGACGATGCAGCTTATTGCGGCATGGTTAAAGACTTCAAAGAATCCAACGGCCAGCACGGGTGGCCTGCGTACAAAGGCGAAGAGGTGTGCAATGACATTTGATTTATTTAAATGGATTAAGGAGCACAAACCCTATTATTTAAAATGGGCGGGGGAGTGCCATGAATGGCAAAGCACCGTGCAAAACAACCATCCGCGCATCTGCATTAAAAAGGTGTTTTACTGGCCGCGAAGCGAGATTTACGCTAAAACCTTTGGCGGGTATCATAAACGCAGTAGTGTAATAACGCTCACCTGTAAAAATCCTCGGTGTTTAAACCCAAAACACATGGTTTTGACTCAAAAACAAGCAAATCAGACCATTTTCGGATGTGTGGAAAACCATGAAAATTCAATGCCTCGCAAATTGCACGGCACGCTTCAATTTCTTTTTGACAATTGGCCTAAAAAAATACGGCGTGATGGTCATTGCTTTTTGTGGTTAAAAAATGTTACATCTGGCGCACCATCCATTTTTCGAGATAATCGGCGGATTTCATTGCGCTCAACGATTTACGCTGAGCATTTTGGAGAGTTTGATAAAAAACGCTTTCAGGTCAAAATGACTTGCGGCGAAAATGGCTGTTTAAATTCTGCGCATATGGAATTACGGCCCAGCAACGAATCTTTAAAAAATTATTACGCTTCTGATGAAAGTAAAAACGTTTTTTCGTCTATGCGTAGAAGTATAAATAACCACGTTAGAAAGTTGTCTTTTGCGGATGTGCAAGAAATAAGAAACAGCGACGAATCAAATCGCGCTTTGGGCAGAAAATACAACGTTCGACATAGCACAATTCAAAGCGTTAAATCTTACAAAACATTTTGCGTAGTCCCGTCGGCTTTTGGAATATTGAGGGTAGCGTAGTGGAAACAACATTGAAAAAATTACAAGCAATAAATTTTGACAACCTTGCCACCGATACTGTAAATGATCTTTATCGGTTTCTAAATAAAACCCAACCAGATGATGAGCCATTGGCAATTCTAAAAATATTAGAGGCCGTTGGTTTTCGTGCTGCTTTGCGGTGCATCGTTGCTGTCGATGTTGTGAAGTACGAAAAACAACAATTACGTCTCAATTACGCTTTTGTGCAAGAAGTTACAAGATTTATGCCGCAAAAATCGCTTGATGGGTTACAAATTCTAAAGCTGTACTATGAAAATAAAGCTCCAGTAGAACAATTTCTTCGGGCGCATGATTCTGTAAGGGAAGTTATAAAAGATTGGCTCACAGAAGAGTCTTCATTGTTTGTAAGAGACTGCGCGGCGTTGGCGGCGCAGATGGCTTTTTTTGGCGATCCACTCCATGTGGCTGATAAAGTTATGAAAATTTGCGAGATGGCTGATTATGCATTGCCATTTCAGCAAAAGCAAGAAAATCAATTAAAAGTTCAGCAAAAGCAAGAAAATCAATTAAAAGAAATATTAACGTTAAAGGTAGCATGATGGAAAGCAAAGAACATTTTGAATACAAGCTACAAGATACAATTGATCAGCTCAACACGATTGCTTATTATCTTGGCTTTGACAAAAAAGCATCAATTATTAAACACGCTGCGGTTTTGCTTCAAATGCAAAGTGAACGCATTGAAGAATTAGAATCAGCTTATAACGATGAGCACGAAGAACGCTTGCGGATGGAAAGGGCTATTTTCCGCACACGCCAAACGCTTGCCGTTGTATCAGATGAATTGAATTATTCTCGCCCCGTTCGATATACTCCAGCGGTTGATACTGCGCCCTACAAAAATGTTATGGCTTATCACGGGGTTGAGCCATACGCTAAAAAGAAACGAACGCCTAAAGCCTAGCGCAAATCCGCTGCACTTCATTCAATGCTAACCACTGCTCTCTACGAGTGGTGGTGTCTTGCATATCGTCCACGGCGTTTAAAGCGTCACCAATCGCTTTTAATTCTTCACCGGTGGCAATATACTTGCCAAGGTCTTTAAGTCGATTCTGAAGCGATATAACGGCGTTTAAGCCATCGTTCATAACTCTGCCAACCTGCTCTTGGTCAAAGTGGTTTTTGATTAAGATTACACCCCAATCAAGCCTGACAATGATAGTGCTGATATTGTCTTCAGTAGCTGCGCCCGTGCGTAATGCCTCAAGTGCCGTGTGGGGCATGAGTTTTAATTGCAGCGCGTGTTCTTTGGTGTAAGCAAAACCCAAAGTTGGAATTAGTGGTTTAGGCTTGTAGGCGTGATTGCGTTTTCTCATTTTTTAATACGCTCATAAGTTCGCAAACCGCCTAACCCTAGCATCCCTCCTAATAGGACCATTAGTTGATCTACGTTAATTGTTGGGGGTGTGCTCCATCCGTGCGTAGCGCTTGCCCAAGCCAAAAGAGGCTGCGCAATGAAGTTATAAGCCAACCCAAACCCGCATACCCACCCGCAAAACGGCCTCCATCCTCCTCGGAAATTATCTTGCGCAGCTTCCACCTTGTTAATTTCCACCTGCCCTAATGCTAGTTTTACGCCCGCCTCTAGTTGTGCCATCTCGCCATTCTGTGCCATTTCCAACGCTTTAAGTTTGGCCTCTTCTCTGGTCTTTTCGTCGGGTAGTATTCTTTCCAAAATGGGCAGTACCATGCCTAATAATTGAATCATGCCGTTATTCCTTGTTCATATTGCGCTTTGCCGTTTTTAAATTTTGCCGTCAATATTTCGCCTTTTGGTTTTTGACCAACACCAGCAAAACCAACGTGAACCCACGTGCCCTCGTAAATCAATTGGTTGATGCCTAAATTCTGCGCGTGTTTCTGTAAAAATTGCGCGATCTCTTTTGGTGTGCCGAATTTTGGGGCAATAAAATCAATTGCCAGCCCACTAAGATGGTCGCTGGTTAAAGCTCCGTTTACGGCTCGATTAAGCGCATAACACCTATAACCGCTTGTTATGAGCATTGGTTTACCAAGTAAATCGCGGATTTGTTGCGCTCTCGGTGCGGTGATGTTTAAGATGTTAACAAGCTCCTGATGGCTCGGCGTGTTGTTGATGTTGTGACGCTCGGCATATTGAGAATAGGTAAATTCGGGTAAAGAAAAATCAAGTGTGATCTGTCTAATCATTTACACCACCCTAACCTTTCACCGCCTGAGTATTTTCTAGCAAAACCTTGGTTGACCATTTGATTAGCCACTGAATTAAAATCTGCTCTTACATCAGCAACCACGCGCCCGGAATATTTATCTGGCTGCACAAAGTGCAATGTAACCTCCTTATTTTGTAAAAGCTTAGTTAACGCTTCTTTGGCTTGTAGCGCCTTGTCTTTTTCATTTTTGCAGCGGCTACGCAACTCTGGGGTGTCAATGCCTTCTAGCCGTACAAGCGTCGTTATTGTTAAACCTTCCCAAACTGGCACTTGCGCTCTAAATGTATCACCATCAATTACCGCTAAAACAATTGCAATAAAAACTTGCTCAACCATCTTAACTTCTCCTTAAAACGCTTATTATTCTTCAAAATTATTTAGTATTTTGTCAAGCGCCTTAAATTTCTTTTTTAATCGTTCGTTGATTGTTTCAAAATCTGAGATTTTCTGTATTAGTTTTTTCATTAACCATAAATTAATCAATAACCCTGAGCTGATTAAATACGCCAATACCTCTAATATTATTTGCTTCATCCTGCCCTTTTACTGCTTAAATTAGGGACGGCTCTCGCCATTATATCTAAATTCTTTTTATAACCAACTCCATGAGCGCGTAAGTTAGACACGCTATCCCCCAAGCTCCAGTGCCTCGATTTACCCATTTTTCGTGGCTGATTTCCAACTGCCGTAAATTAGCCGCAGTAGTGGCTTGAGACACCTGTAACTGATGCAACATTTGCGTAGTGTGCGTCTGGCGTTCTTCCAAAACAACCAAGCGCATAACAGCATCAGTTAATTTATCTAACTTGGCTTCAAGTCTTTGGATATCAGACTCCATTATTTTGCCTTCTTGTCAAAAATTGACCAACCCAAACCAACAAGCGTTAAAACCGCGCTAGAGGCTGCGTCAATTGTTGCTCCGTCGATTGCATATCTTGCGGCGATTGCTCCGCCTAAAAGCGTTAAAAAGTGCCTTACCAATGCATACGTGATTTCTTTGTTCATTTCTTTATCTCCAAAACGGGCATTTCAGGTACCCACCAAAACCATATTTTAAAACAAAGCGCCGGTAAAAGAAATATCATGTTTGGCTCCAAGGTGTAGGCAAGTAACCATATCGCGGGTGCTTCTGAGCTTCGATGGCTGCAATTAAACCATCTTCAATCATTCGTTTATCAATTCTCTTTTCAGCCCACTCCCACACCGTCGCCTCGGTTAACTCGTTGAATGGAATAAACGGCATGCCTAAATATGCCTCCAGTGGCACATACCCTGATGCTGAGGCTTGAAAATCCCCGTCTTGAGCGTCACAAATCCACGTGATTTTCACCACGACATTTTCTAAACCGTTAACACTGTTCTCGACCATTAGCGGGTCTATGCGCCATGTGAATGTTGTCATTTTTCGCGTTTTTCAGATTGTGTAAATCGCGGCGATTGCCTGCTTAATTTCATCGGTCGTTGATGCGGCGTTGATTACTTTTTGCACCAACGCATCTGCTTCGCGGATTTTTACTCGTTCTGCTTCAGCGGCCTGAGCGTCTTTGCCCGGAATCTGCTTTGCAATGATGTCGTCGAACGGCTTAAATGCTTCATTGCGCTTTGCGCGGCGAATGTCGTTACCGATTGTTTTGGCCTTGTCGATGTTGATACTAATCATGCCGCGTACTCCCATGCGTTACGAAATGTGCGGTCTTCAGGAATTTCCGACACATCCACAATTTTAAATGGCTTGCCAACCGGTACATCTTTAGCGGCAAGTTCTTCAATGGTATGCAATTCAAGATACTCGGGGGCTGGTATCAAAATAGACACGCCACCGTCATCGTTAGGGTAGATAATTCGAGAATTCATGATTGTCCTTTATCGGAAAAAAGAGGCGTTAACGTAAGTCGAGTCCTTGCCTGCAAAACTGCTTGAAGTTGTAACAAAGCGCCAATTTGAAACAGTTGGCGCAGTAAGAAATGGCCCTTGTGCAATTGTTGCTGTTGCTGCCGACCCATCCCCTGCCGTTACTTGTGCTGCATAATTAGCGTCCGGCATCGCAGTTGTAAAGTTCACCGTGTAATCACCAGTGTTATTATCTGTAATGCTCGACACATTCCCGCTTGCTCTGATAGCCACAGTACCTGTGCCGTTAAAATTCACCCAAGCGCGGCAGCCGTATGCAGTAGCAACAGAACCGTATCCAGAGTTAAATTGTAATAGCCCTTCTGCTGTAATAGCGGCTTGTGTGTTGAGAGAAACCGGCGCACCCCTTTGAACTATTGATGCTGCTGCGTTTTTAAATACAAGCGCTCCGTTTTCAATAAACAAACCGGCTTTGGCTAAGTTTATGTTTGACGTTGAAACAATGTTGGCGCTGTTTTCTTGTTGCATCACACCATTGCCAAGTAATAAACCGCCAGAGCTTCGCAGTGTGTTCACGCTCACTAAAGATTCGGCATTACCGTAGGAATCATCTAATAATACCGTTCCATTAATAGATGACGATTGCAAACCAGCCCGAACAGTTCCGCGAACTTCAAGTTTTTGGGTTGGCGAAACTGTGCCAATCCCTAAGTTACCGGAGTTAACAAATCGACCAGCTTCAACCGCCCCTGCCATGAACAATAATGCGTTTTCAGCACGAATCCCAAAATTAATACCTGACCCGCCGCTAACAATCCCGCCGCCGTCTGTACCGATATACCCTACTGCTGTGCTTGTCCCACCTTGGTAATAGCTGCCGACACTAGATCCAGTTGTGCCAGCCCCCGCAACAAACCAAGGATTGTTGCCACTTTCAACCCTGATTGTTCCTGCCACGTGTAGCTTGGAAGTTGGCGAACCCGTACCAATCCCTAAGTTACCGGCTGGATTAACAACAACTTGTTGTGCTCCACCCGTAGTGATTCCCACTGTATCCGCTGCGGGAAAGTATAAACCGGTGTTGGGGTCTCCTGTTGTGGTTAGACTGGGGGCGGCGGCTGTACCTGCTGTTAAAGTAGCATTGCCGTTAACCAAGTTTGTGGCGTTGGTGGCCGTGGCAGAATTGCCGCTAAATCCAGAACTAATGAAGTTACCGACGTTTGCCCCGCCTACCGCCACTCCCACCGTGTCAGCGGCGGGAAAATAGAGGCCGGTGTTGGTGTCGCCATTAGGTGATATTGATGGCGCTGCTGCTGTACCTGCTGCAATGCCAACAATGCTGTTGTTTCCCAGCGGTAAACTAGCGCTCATGGGCGTTTGCCCGTCCTTGCTCAAACTTTGAGTAATCGCCGCGGAAATGTCATTCAATTGAGCTTGAAAATCTGCTCCAGTAGCCAAAACCCCCGTCACTGGCGGGTTCCATGTGTTTGTGAGTGGGTTATATTGTCCTGAACCGTTGCGTGGCATGGCTTACTCCAAGTTTTGCAATTTGTAAAGCGTTGATAAATACAATGAAACTATTTCATCAATGATGTTTTGTAGTGGCGTGTCATCTTTGGTTACGGCTTTATAACGATTAGCCTCAAGCCATTTGAGTTGGTTTTTGATGCTTGTGACAATATCGCCTTGAAACTCATTTTCAAGCAATGGAATGTCTTTAATAATTCCATGCCTGCCTTGATAGGCTTCGGCTAAGCTGTCGGCCAGCTCAATAACGGATTCGTAAAACGCACCTAGCGCTTGATGCTTTGCGAACGAACCTTTGCCGGTTACGCGCAAGTGTTCACGGTGGGCAATGTCACGGGCTAGAAATAAAACTGCAATGTATTGAGCGATCATTTATAATAAAATCCTTTTATGTTTGAAGTTTTAATGTTTGCTTTGGGTGTTTTGTATTTGTGGTCGCAGAGAAATAATTAATTTTCTTGTCCAGCAATTACGGGAATTAAACCCCGCAAAGAGTTAATTAAATACGGTGCGTTTAAATTTTGCTCTCTGGCAAGACTGTTTTGAGCCATGTTTGACGTAATAAATGATCTTGCCGCCGGCCTAGCCAAGGGCAAGCCAGCATAAATCAAACCCAATGGGCTGCCGCTACCAATAGCGCCAAGCGTCCCCAATGATGCCCCGCTTGTCCAATCCAATGCACTGATGCCGGGCAATGAGCCCATTTGCTCTGGCGTTTGCGCCGCTTTGGGGTAACGGCTCGCAAATTCAGCCACTTGCTTAAGCTCATCCGAAAGAGGTTTGTTTTTTCGCAGCTCTTTAGCCAATATCCTAGCGTCAACAGTCCCTGTTTGTGGGTTTAATGCCTTTTCAACCGTGTAAGTTTTGGCAATGGTTTGCCGAGCCTCACGCAAGCCGGGAAGTAACTCAGTTTTGCCCAAACTTTCAGCATAATTTTCTAATTCTTTTTCAAGCCTTGATGCTTCTGCTTTGGCTGCTTTTGCTTTGGTTAATTGCTCTGGGTCTGCTGATCTTCCATAGGCTTTGTAATACGCGTCCGCTTCGTTGCGAGCCACACGCAAGTCGTACACCATTTGTTTAGGGTTGAGATCAGGCGTTGCCCGTGTGTTCATCAAAAAATCACCCTTTGTTGCAGGTTTGCTAGGCAATTTTTCAATTGCTTCATATGCTTTCCCTGCTTCAACTCGGATATTACTTAAATCTTCAAGTGAAATAGGTTTGTCTGGCAATAAACCTAAAGATTTTGACACTAATTCATTAGTAATATTTTGATTTTTTGCGCTTGCGGCTTGAGCTGTTGCGATTTTTCCAGAAACGCCTTCCAACAACTTTAGGCCAATACCGGAATCGGCCTGAGATGGGGGGATAATGTATCCTAAATTTCGCGCTTCAATAACTTCGTTTTTTACTGGGCTTCGGGCGGCTCCTTGAGCAACCCTTCCAACCACTGGCAATGCTGCGCCTATACCTGCCCCCATAACTGCATCTTCGGGGTCTAAAATCGCCGCTGTTGTCGCTCCCGTTGCTGCACCGCCTGCCACTTTTGTGGCGAGTTGTTTCGCCCCTTGTGCTGTCGCGATAGGTGCAAGTTTTTGGCCTGTTGACATTCCACCTGTTCGGAGCGATTGAATCAATGGGGCAGCCCTAGAAGCTGCTCCGGGCAACATTGAAACACCTTTGGCTAACGCTCCGCCAGCGGGCAACGTTCCTGCAATTTCTGCCACCAGTTTTGCACCGCCAGCCGTAATCGGGTTAGCTTCGGCATAAGGCTGCAATTCTTGCGCTAAATTACGCTTGCCCATCGCTGCGTTCTCTTGCAACCATTGGCCCGCCTGCTGTGCGCCTAGCTTCTCTAAACCCATTCCTGCAAGGTTTTGCGCCCCTAGTGCCACATTGCCTACGCCCGCACCTAATCCCGCCCCTATCGTCTCTAAATATCCTTTAGATAGCTTGGCTCGCTTTTCTGGTGCTGGTGTCGGCTCTGATGCTTTTGGCTGCTCCGCCTGCATCCTGCGGATTTCTGCCGCAAACTGTCGGGCTGCATCCACGTCACCCGCTGCATCTGCGTTAATTAGTGCTTTGTGTAGGCGTTCAATAGTAGCCATATTAGTACTTTTCCAAAAGGTCGGTAATGCTTGGGGCTGCGCTGGGTTGTGGCGCGTCTTTCGGTACGTTAGGTGCGCCAGCATATCGCATTTGAATTTGTTTTATTGTTGCAAGGGCTGCACGTTTCGTCTCGGCTGGTATTGTTGGGTCGCCTATCTTACCTGCCATTTGTTTATATAGCAAAACATCAAGATTTGATGCCTGGCCAGGCATTTTGGGCATTTTGCTAACCAATTCGCCTTCAATGGCTTTTAACTGTGCCGCTGCTTGTGCGCCCGGTGTTGATACGCCAATCACTCGCATTAATTCATCCACCGCAACACCGCCATATGAACCCGTCGCTTTATTTAATAAGCCTTCGGCCTGAGCAATTACCGCGAGCGCATTTTTTGCGTCTCGTTGGCCGGTAGAGTTTGGCAATGGGACTATTTTACCTTGTGGGTCTTGCGCTGTTGGTTTATAGACAAATCCGCCTAATTCTTTGTCATATGTTGGCTTTTCTTGCGTGCCTCCTATAATCTGGCGCGTTTCCTTTTGCCCTGATAGTAGCATTTGCTTTAATTCTTTGTGCGCAGCCAATCGCTCCGCTTGGCTTGCTCTTGCATCCGCCAGCCTAAATTGCAGCTCTTGCATACGTGCTTCACGTGCTAATTGTGCTTCTTGTGCGCGTGCTTCTCGTGCTAATTGTGCTTCTTGCGTTCTAAATGCTCGATTTTCTTCACGCTCTTTTTGCTGCGCCTCAAGTTGGGGTAATTGTGCAAAGCCTTGCAATGCTGCTTGCTGGAATTGTGGAACACCTGATTCCATCAATTGCGCGTAAGCCCCCCGTATGTCTTGTGCTTGCGCTGGTCGGGTCGGCCCCATCCCATCGGCTGCCACGTTTTCGGGTGTGCCTTGCATCTTCTCGATGTATCCTCTAAGCGCATCTGCAACGGCTTGGCGTCTTCCCTCCGTGAGTTGCTTAATTTCGTCTTGCGCCATCTGCTCACGGCGCATACCGCCGAAACTTCTCAAGCCTTCGGCAATGTATTGTAATGGGTTGGGTGCGATATACATTCCGCCCACCATCTGCCCTTGTGGTGCTTGATATTGCATTTGTCCGCCATATTGCCTCGCTCTTTGTCGGGCTAACTCTAGGGCTGTGTCGTAGTCTAAATTATCCATATTAACCCTTTACTTTCCAAAAAGGCCAGGAATTTTACTCATGAGATTACCGCCAACGGATCCGCCCCCAGCCATTGGCAAGCCTGCCAACCCCATGCCCACCCCTGCAATGCCGCCTAGTAACCCCGCTGTTCCTGCGTTTTGCGCGTTAACTCTGTCTACCTCTGCCTGATATTGTGATTTTGCTGCGCCCAATAAATCCGCACCTGCTACGTTAGCCTGTTGTACGCCTGATTGCATTGCATAGGGTTGGAATGTGGGATTTTGCACCTGTGCGCCACTTCTGAGCGCATTAATAAGGTTTAGCGGCCTGTCTTTTTGCATCGTCTGTTCTTGCAGCAAACGCCCACGCATATCAGCCTGATTGCCGTAACGTAAATTTTGCTCATTCAATGCGTTCATGCGTGAGGCTTGGTCTAGCGTAATACCTTCGCGTGCCGCTTGTAGTTCTAAGTCATTACGATTCTGCCCCGCTAAATTCATCTCTCGCTGATAGGCTTCTGAGCCTAGCGTGATGCCTTGGTTAGCTAATCTCTGCGCCAGTTCGTTTTCACGCTGCTGCAATGTCGGCTGTAGACGTGACATTATGGCCTGTTGCGCCGTTTGTCCGGCATCAATGGGGGCTTGGGGTAGTGTGCTTAAATCCAACCCCTGTAATTCCGGCAACTTTGAAAAATCAAGGTTGGGGTCTTCCAATAACCCCCGCGCTTTGCCTAATCCCGTCTGTGCAATATCCGCATACTGCCTGTCCATCGACATTTGAGCGTCAAGCGTCGCTTGCGCCTGTGGCGATAATCTCATGTCTTGCCGCCAGTTCCCTAACGGGTCTTGGCTGTACGTTAACTCGCCATAAGGGTTATATTGGTTTATGCGGTTGGCTTTTGCTTGCGCTTCAACTAAACCCCGATTGGTTTCTGCGGTTTCTTTGGCTAATTGTAAATTACCAGCCGCCGTTTCTCTTGCTGCTGCTGCATAATCAGGCGGCGGTGGAGCGCTTTTACTTCCCATTTTTTAAACCCTTAAGTGTTTGAGCATACCTGCTCTTTAAATATGGACATTCGTTTTTAAATAAACGAAATATCAATAAATCACCGTCAAGGGTTGCTTGCCTTAACGTTGATTCTAAAACAAAACCGCATCTAATTGCAAAATTTATGCTTTGTTTATTGGTTGATGGGATTATTCCAGTCAATCGCTTTACGTTTGCTTGGTTAAAAGCGTAATCAGCTAATAACGCAAGAAATTGCGCTGTGATTTTGCTCTCAATCGCAATGTGCATATAAAGATTTGCGCCGTTCCAATCTTCAAAGATTGCACCACAAACCACATTCCCAAGCTCGTCTAGCTTTCCTATCGCTCGCCCTCGTTGTGGTGTCCATTGGCCGCCGGTTCGTTCAGCTACCCACGCGCCGACCTTTTCCGCATCGAAGCAATACATCAATAATCCAATACGCCGCCCTGCTGGTAAGCTGCGCTCCAATTCATAAATTGCACCTCTGAGCCATTATTCTGCACAACCATGCTTAAAGTTGCAGCGTTGCCGATTCTTCCTACGGTTTTCCACCCGCCAGTAAACACCGTTATATCACCGCCCCACGTCATGTTTGCGTTATCCCAGTTCATGGCGTTCCATATCATGCCGGTAGGTGGTTCGTATGATAATTCTCCTGTCGGCGGGCTGTTCACAAAATCCACATTCACATCGTATAAAACCTTTGGCCGACCATTGCTCAACATGTACGGTTTTACCATAGTGAACAGCTTGTTTCTAGCCATGTTGCCAAAATATTGGTATGACGGCAAAACAGTCGCAGTTATAGGGATGCTGTTATCGCTGTCACCCGTCCAAGCCTTTTGAACGCTGTTCCCGTTGCCGTAAAATAAACCCGCACTTGTGACAAGCATCACAGAAGCATCCCAGCCGGTGAATTTAGTCCATGCACCTGTGATAGTGTTCTGTACATATTGAAAGTTCGCACCGTTACCCTTCGGCACATTTAGCAAAATAGCATTGTTATCAGCGTACACCGTAACCTGCCAGCCAAAATTATTTCGATATTGCCCGGCGTCGAGTGAAACGGCATTTTGTATTTTGTCTGTTAATGCAGCTTGCCTGTTTATCGTTGCGCTTAATAGTGCTTGTGATAATGGAAAAACACCTGTAAGCGTGTTCAATATTAAATCACCGCCTAGCTTGGTTCCACATCTGCGGCCTAGTGGAATACCAACATAAAACACCCCATGCAACGCCCATGTATTCGCATTGCTTGGGTCTGTGCCTGTAAACACCGCCAATTCGCCATTCGTAGTAATCACCGCTAGCCTATCATCCATACCGTCGCCAGCGTCAACCGTCCAATTAAACACCGCATTGATGGTTCCACCGTGGTTAAACACTGCGCCTAAGTCAATCTCACTGGCCTGCCCTGCATAAGCATTTACGGGCAAGTAAAACACCTTCAGGCTGGTTTTTTGGCCAAAGAACAAACGATTCTTAAACGAAACCACGCTCGCAAAAGTTGCGCTGTCTACGCTGTTAACGGTAGGTATGGTGAACGTTGTTCCGTCGTAAGCGTGCATCTTGTCCACACCATTGACCATAATCAAAAAAGATCCGCCCGGTATCGTCACCATTGCCGTTTGAAAATCGCTGCTTCCAAACCCCGTGTGAATCGGTGCGCCTGCTGCGCCTTGTGTCGTTGCATCGTAAATGTTACCGTTGCAGGCTGCGAGTAGCTTTGAATTTCCATTGATAGGTGCATACTCCATCAGACTGCGTACTTGCCCCGGTAACCCCGTTAGCCATGCTGTGCTTCCCTTCCGTGTTGCTATGTAGGTTGGGTATGTCCACCAGTTCTCCATTTCAATCGCTTCATTCGGCTTCATGCCAACGATTGAATCACGGTCGTTTAATCCCCCCACTGGCGCGGGTAGTGAGGTGAATTGGGCTGGTGGTCTAGTTGCCATTACGTAGGGCTTTCACTAGGTTTTGTGGGGGGGTAGGCTGTTTCTCTTTGGCCAACAAATCGGGTGCCGCCACACCCATAGCTGCGGCTATTGCCGCTGTTTTGCGGAATGGGTCGAAGGCGGCGAAGCGTGAACGAATTTGGTCAGGATCAATAATTGATATTTCATCAAGATTGCCATTCCTATACAAATTCATTTCATCAATTGTTCCAGTTGGTTTTGCGCCAATTACTTGTGGCCGCATACCAGAAATATCCAAATTTAAAGGCATTGATGATTTTTTTACCAACGGATAAACCGCGCCATAATCTCTTGCATACGAACTTGCAATTTCTGCATTTGGCGACATAAATGTGCCATCTCGGAAATCCATATATCCAACTGGTTCATTCTTTGCTAATTTGTCTCTGTATTTTTGAAGAAATTGCTCAGAACCTTCTTGGTTTGCTTTTGGCATAAATTTTTGGACATTTGGGTTGCCACCGTGATAAACATCATCAGTAAACCCCATAGCCTCCGCACGCTGCGCCGCCGTGTTGTTTGCCGGCAAACCCAAACCCCCCTTGGATAGTGGTAACGCTGCTCTCTGCTGTGCCAATTTTAGTGCTTCTGCTTGCAATCCTTGCGGTGCTCCCAAATCAATAGCCCCTCGTTGCCCCCCAGCCATACCGCCGCCCTTTGGCTTGGCGATATTCTCGCCCATGTTCCTGAGTGCCGTTGCTATCTCTTTGGCTTTCATTGCTCCAACCATCGGCAAAACCAAACCCGTAGTTTCTCCCAATGTTTGCGCCATTCCCTCGGGTACTGGTGCTGTTAATCCCTGCCTTCGCATCCATGCGCTGCCGCCTACGGGCTCCTCTGAGCCTAGTCCAACACGTCCTAAGCCTGCGTTGATTAAATCAACCGGTGCGGCCACCGTGTTGGCTACTTCATTACTCGTAGCTTGCACATAATCTCGTAATGCTTTGATGATTGCGTTTTTATCCATGATTATTGACTCGGGAAGCTACCATCGATCAAATTTCTGTTGGTAAGCAAAATATTGCCGCTTGCTTGGCTCAAATAAAGTTTTGCCGCGCTCTTGTCTTGTGATTTTGCACGTTCTAACAACGCTCTAAATTCACTTACATCAAAAGTAACATCAAGCCCTTTTGATTGCTTCCATTGTGTTTTTAAGCCTGTGAGCATNAATGAATCTGGGAACACACAAGTATCATTATCGGCTGTGAATGTGGTTTTACTCGTCCCATCGTTGCCAATAACCCACGCGTTTGATATGTACTCAAACGATGCCATCTGTCCGGGCGGTGGGGATGGGTTAATCTGCAATGAGTTTCCTAAAATCCTAAATCGCTGCCTCGGCCCTGCTGAAACAATACCGCTTTTAAATGTCTGCCATTCCTGCGCTGATTTCGGGCCTAGCAACGGCCAGCGGGTCGTGCGATTCCATTCTGTCTGTGGTACTTCCCTATCCCAATCGCTTGGTAATGGGAATTTGTTTTGCGTAAACTCAAGCGATACCGTGCCGCTTTCAGTGGCGGCCATGTCCATCGTTACGGTAGTAGCCCCCACGCTGGTAATCTGAGCGAAAGGCATTACACCCACACCCAGCGCGGTGAAGTTAGTATTCAACCCCGCTACTGAGCTGAGCCCCGTAATCACGTTACTGCCTGCCGTTAGCGTGCCGGTGTAAGTGTATTGAACGGTCGTAAGCAACGCCTCTTTATCCAGACGCTGCCATTCGTATTGTTTGACTAAATCTCGCCCCAAACGATTCAATAACGCCAACATTTGTCGGACTTGCTTATCATTTGAGCTGATAACCGCTGTGGGTCGGTCTAATGCCAATTCATCGCAAGTGTCTTGAATTATTTGAAGCAAGGTAGTCATTCAATCAGTTCCTTTTTGCGTCGTGTTTTCGTTTCGCTGATGTCGTTGATTTGAGCCTGTAAATCAGCCAGACTTTGCTTTAATTGAGCGTTTTCCGCTGCTTGTGCGGTAATCTGGGCGGTTCCCGCTTCTGCCTCTAGCCATGCTTTGGCCTTGGTGCGTAAATCACCAAAACCCATGCCTAATTTAGCTACGTGAGCATCGCTGATATTGCTCAATGCTTCAACAGTGTGAATTTCAAAATACTTGCATTCTTTCAGTAATGCCCGTGTAATGTGCGGCCATTGTTCCAAAAGCGTACCCTCTTGGGCTATTGCTTCTGAATTTTGATATTTCGCCCATGTGTTAGGAAAACGCTGTTTATCGTTTTCGTCTGCTACGCGCTCAATAATGTTATTGGTATCACCAGGCACCATGATTCGAACAAAGGGCACATCCTTAAAAATAGGGCGGCCTTGTTTCTCTGATTCGGCCTTTAATTCCAAAGTTTCGGTGTAAAACTGGACAAATAAATGTGATTCGGCTTGAGGATTGCTCATAGTCTTTCTCTTTCAGAAGTAAAAACCCCCGTTAGGGGGTGGGGTGGTTAAACGCTAGCCTTCGCAAACCAAGCACGGTCGCCAGCGGCCATTGCGGTGGCTGGGCTGGTGTATGCCCCGCCTGAGCTGGTAGCTAGGAAAGTGGTAGGGCTAACGGTACAAACTGCGGTTGAGGCAGGAATTGCGCCGTTAGCTTGCGCGTAAACGTACAGTTTGCCGTCGCTGCCAAATACTTGCTGACCCAAACGGGCATTGGCAATTTTGCCGTTTGCCAAGTCTGCCGCTAAAGTAATGGTGACTAAATCCGCACCGCTGAGGGGGGTTGCTGAAAATGGAAGAGCCATTTTTTAATCCTTTCTAAAAAAGGGGCGATTGCCCCTGTTTATTAAGCTGATAAAACTCCGTTGAACTGTGCGCCTGAGCAAGTCAAGTTGCCAGCCCAGCCAATCAGTTTCACAACTGCATCTTGGTTCACAGATTGACGATCTCCGCCGATTGGACCAAAGTTGCGGTCGCGGTGAGGTCTGAAGAATATGTACTTGCTGTTTAAGAAATACATGCGGTTGGAAGGAATGGATCCACCGATACCGCCATCAAGGAACACGTCACAATTCAAACCTGCGCCCAAATATTTGATGGATGTGAAACCTGCTGCTGCACTGTCTTCGCTTGTTACGCGCTGGATAGCTTGCAACGATTCCAAAAAGAAACGGTAGTAGTTGTTATCAGCCACGATCATATCGGGGCGGTCGGTGCCACGGACTAATTGAACGGCCAAGCGGTTCATGTAGCTCTGAATGTTGGTGTTTGATACTGCCGCGCCGCCATCCGTCACGCCGCTAAATGCAGCATTGCGCCAGAACGTCCAGTTTGCACGCGAAATTCCGCCATAAGTCCCACTAGTGGGGCTGGTGCTGATTGCAGCCTGTAACCCAGTGATATCTTTACCGCCGTTTCCAGTGCCATCGCTGTAAATGCCTACGCTGATCTGGTTCATCAATTGACCTTCAGCGATCTGAATACGGCCTTCAAGCATATCAATAATCTGCTCTTTACCGCTATTCTGCAACATCTCGAAACCGCTGATTGATACGGCTGCTGCGTATTGCTTCAGATCAAATTGAGCGGCGCTGATAGGGCTGTTAGGCGTGATATCAATCACGTCATAACCACTGTATGAGCCAGCGTTAAGAGTTGATGCATCGTTATACATCAATTCTTGCATAATAACGTTACCGCCGCTAACGGTTTTAACGTTGCCGCGGTTTTTCAGCTTCATCAACAAAGCATTATTTTTTGTAACCGAATCGGCTAACTTGCCTGAACGGAGTTGAATGGTGGTAGTGACGATGTCACTCAAATTAGCAAAAGTTGCCATGATTTCCCCTCAAGGTTCATTTATCAAATTGGGCTTCAAGAATATCTCTCAAACTGCCCGCTACGGTTTGACTGCCTGATGAAGTCGGTGAGCTGCCTCTAACACTTACGCTTGCGGCTCTCGCTCGCTGGTTCCGTGCCTGCTCCTCCTGCTGTCGTCTAGCTTCTGTCTGTTGCCGCTCGATAAGGGTTTGCCTGATATCGGGTCGCATCCATATTGACATCTCATAAGCGTCTTGTAATGATTGGGCTTTTCCTGTTTCCAGTAAATCAGCCATGTCATTACGCACCGCATCGAAATGCTCTCTATCAGCCGTCGCAAATTGCGCCAGTTCGTGGTTCGCTTTCGTTTGCTCTTGCTGTTGTAGTGAATTTTGCCACACTTGTTGCGTTTGACGCAACTCATTTAACTGATTCATCAAATATTGCATCTGTGGATCAATGTTTTGGGGTTGTTGCGCCAAATTTAAATCAACCCCGTACTCCTGCGCCAATGATTGTAGATATTGCGCTTTGGTTGATGGGTCGCTGTGCCTTAGTGTGTGATCTGCTTGTAATAACCTTTGAATGGCCTGTGGCGCATCCAATCCTAGTTGCTGAATATTTTGCGCGTAGGGTGCAATTGCTTGTTCAAACGCTCTCGCGCGATGCGCGTGCCCTTTGAACTCCTCAATCCCCTTCAAAAAATCTGATTCACGTCGGTTTGCTTCGGCCGTTAAAACCTTGATTTCTTGTGGCGTTAAAGCCTCCCCACGTTCCGCCTTAATGTAAGCCTGTTTTGCTTCGGTTTTCCAGCTTGAAGGCGCTTTTATTTCTGGCTGTTCTGGCAATGTTTGCTCTAATGGCGGGTTTTGCTCTTGTTGGGTATTAGTGTACTTGCCCTGCTCATCACGTGGCTGCGGTTCCGATTCGGGCGCGCTGGTTTCTGCTGCGGGCTGGTTTGCCTGTGCTGTTTCGTCTTTTTCAAAAGCCTGCTCAAGTGCTTCACGTAGGTTTTCCATGAGGTTCTCTCTGGTTGTTAAAAAATCAATATCCTAGCCGGCTCATTGCGTTAGCAATGTCTTGTTTGATGTTCACTGCTGGTCTGTTGTCTGTTCGTTGATTCATGTGGGCTTTTATCTCATTTCCCACCTCCACAAGCCTGTGCTCTTTTAAATGCGCTCGATGCTGTGAACGCGACCCTATCCATTCGCCGGTGACTTGGCTTTTATAACCATTAATGTCATTCATAACCATTGGCGCATTTGTTGCGTCCGGTGTGTATTCGCTTCGACGAATTAGCTTGCCCGTGATTCGGTCTTGCACCCATCCGCCACGCTGCACTTTCCCGCCAAAAACTTGCTGAAAGTTGCTTGCAAATGCATCGTGGTTTGTCGGTCTTTGCTTGTCCCCTTTTCCTGCTTCGTGCGCCATAATTCACTCCTAATATGAAAGTAAAAGCAACTCAATCGCCTCTTCTTCCTCATCCTCTAGGCGTTTTAGCTCTAGCATGATGCTGATTCGCTTGGCAATAAATTGTTGCGCTTCTAGATTGGTTTTAAGTCCCGTGTAATCAATGTTAAATTGTGCTCTTGCTTCGGGCACTGCTTTTATAGCCTGTTCGGGGGTGCGTTTTACGGCCTCAACTATTTCCTCTAGCTGTGGTAATTTTTTCTCGTGCTGCTTCTTCCACCACTTGTAATAATAATCGCCGCCGTCGTGAGTATCAGGCTGAGTTATTGAGCCCCAAGCATTAGCCCATGACCGCCCCCAAGATAAACCCCAAGCGCTTCTCATACGGGATTCCACGGATCTACTTCAGTACCAACGCCCTTAACTTCAATATCATTTACATATTGAATGTTTGCATCTACTACGCCAGCCGTTGTGAAAGTCAATTGAGCTGTTTTGCTTTCAATGTCGTTTAGTATGATTTCGTTGGCTCCGTCCCAATTCAGTTGGCCAGCTCCTACGACGTTTGAACCATCGTATATCGTTACTGTGTACTGACCCGCCGTTGTAGCTGGTGAAGTCGGTACACTGCCCCAATAAACACTGGCGCTAGTGCTGTCGCTTAACGTTATTCCGCTAATAGGTGATGCTCCCGCCCCTGCGTTCCCGCTTTTAAACATTTTGGCAGTTAAGGTAGTCAAGCCTGCCGTCACATACGGAAATTGTATTTCGTTCGCCATGATTAAATCCTCACGGTTTTAAAAGTATTAGCGGCGGTTTTTTGTGTTCTAAAAGTTGCCGAAGTATTAGCGGCAATAGTAGTATTGCCGATATAAGCATTACCAGTATTACCAGCTATAGTTATTGTAAAGCCAGTTGCTATATTAACTATCGACCAAGTAAAACTTCTAAGCGTTTCTAAACCGGCTATAACGCCAGAATCTGTACTTGTGCCAGTAGGTAAAGTAAATGTAATATTAGTAGCGGGGTCGCTTTGAATTACAAGTCTTAAAAGCTGTGCAATTGACAATGTTACGGCGGTGTTTTGGGCTGATAGTGCACTGTTGCCTTCGTAAACAACGCCATTAGAGGATGTTCCAGAATTGCCATTTCTTAAACTTACCGTTGTTCCCGTATAAAAAGTGTGAAACGATGACGTCGTGTCTACCGAATACCACTGGGATGAATTGGTGGCTCCAATTGCAAAATCTACCGCAGCAGCAGCTACCGTGGGACGTGTTACTATTTTTGTACCAACCGACCTTGTTGTGACCGCCGGTATCGCAAGGCCCACATCTTGAAACTCAATACGAGAACCGACATCGCCCGCCATTAAAATAGCGGGCTGATTATTCGCCGCATCCCACAACTTGGCTGCGGTTATCTTATCTATCGCATCAACAGTGTCAAAAGTTGCGTTCATGTAATTAGTCAAAATATTGTCTAAATTCAAAATGTAAGTATTGCCAGTTGGGGTTGTTGACCCGTAGTTTGTCCCCGAGTGCGTCCAAGAACCACCAGAAGTATTTATTACATAAGCCCCGTTTCCAGACGCAACGCCTGTCAATACTCTCACGTAAATATCATATTGAGTATTACTTACTTGAACAACTCTTGTGTTCGCTGTGTCTAACGCCCCACCCTCACCTAAAGTAAAACCTCGCCCCCAACCATAAAAATTTCCCGTGCTCCCAACAGTAAAATCGACGCCATCACTTGTATTGAAAAAGAACGTATATTCAGATGATCTTCTCGTATCTCCAAGTAATGAATTGTTATAGAGAATTTTTAGGCTTAGCTTTTCTTGTGTCTGCGTTGTCGTCCATCTACCGACATACATATACGTATCTGTACCGCCAGTGTTCGCTGGTAAAGTATTAGTGTAGAAGTCAGCATTACCGCCCGTTAAAGTGGTTGCCGTGGAAGCGTTGCCGTTCAATGAACCGACGAAAGATGAGGCCGTTAATACACCTGTTCCGGTTAAAGATGCCACCTGTGTCGTTCCAGCATACCATTTGAACCGTGCCGTGGTAAGTGGAACACTTTGCCATATTGCCAGCGTCTCTACCCCTATGCCATAATCTACGTTTCCGGTTCCCATGTTGGGATATAAAACGATTTTTGTTCCAACCGATCTTGTGACGGTATTAGGTGCCGCGACACCAGTAGCGCTGAAATCTATCCGATTGCCAACCGCACCATTAAGGCATAATTGTCCTAAGCTGGGGCCTGTGCCTGCGTTGTTCGCCCTAGTCAATACAAGTTGATCGGATAATGTGGCTGTACTTGCACTGAAGTCCCCACTTGCATCTCTTGCAATAATGGCTGATGCCGTGTTTGCATCAGTAGCGGTAGTGGCTGAATTCACCACTTTACCTGCTGTTGAAATGGTGTCTAGCTTTGTGTCAGCAATGGAACCTGTCAGCATTGTATTCGTAACAGTGCCTGTGTCACCCGTGGTTACAAGTGTTCCATCAACGTTGGGTAAAGTGTAAGTGCGTGTTGTCGCCGTTGCTATGCTTGATAGCTGGAATTGCGCTTTCTTGCTGTTGTCTGCGTCATCCTGTAAAAACGTAGCGCTATCGGTAAGTGTTTTATTAGTCAGGGTATCTGTGCTCGATGCAGAAATACCACCTAAACCCGATAGCGTGTAGGTAGGGACATTCAACGTATTACTTGCGAAAGTTGCTGCCCCACTCGATCCAGTAACCGTAAGTGATATAGCTGCTTGCTTGTTATTAAACGTAGTCCAATCGGCACCAGATAACGCTCCGGCTTGTGTGCCGGTTGCTGTCTGAATACCAAGTGTAGTAGCTGTGCCGCCATTAAATGATCCGCCGGTTAAGGGGCCGCTGATTGTCAGTGCCTGTGGTGTGTTTGCGGTTAATGTGATATTGGCTGTACCGTTGAAAGCAACACCGTTAATAGCCCTTGCGGTTTGTAACGCTGTTGCGGTGGCCGAGTTACCCGTTGTGTTTTGATTAAATGTAGGCCAGGGCTGTGATGCTGCAAAGGCAATATTGCCTGTCATTGTGCCACCAGATTTTGGCAAAAAATCCGGTGTCCAATTTGCCCAAGCTGTGCCATTGTTCCGGATGATTTGCCCTACGGTGGGTGACGTTAAATTGACATCACTTAATTGAGTGAATGAATAATCGCCCTCCTGTGGTGTGATTGCGCCTGTTCTGCCAAATACTGAAAGCACGTTATTGCTTGATATTTGTATATAAGTGCTCCCGCTCCACCTGTAAATTATATTTGTATCAAGGGCTAGATAGATAACCCCAGATGTTCCGGTAGTTGGAAAAGATGCTAAATTAGCAAACTCTAAAACGTCATCAACATAAGAGGGCAATTGCGCCGAGGGTACCTTTCCGCCTGCGTCTAACCCCGCGTAACCGTTGGGCTGCCCCTTGCTGGTGAGGTTTTCAGGCGTGAACCCTAGAGCGGCTACAACTTCTAAATAAACGGTTTTGATTTTAGTGATTAGTGCCATGCTTAACCTAACTTCAAAAAGTACGCAACCAATCCGCAAGCCGCCCCAACTAACGAGCTACCCGCCGCAATAATCATCATTGCTCCTTTAATTTTGCCTCGGCCTTCAGCAAGCAACAATTTGATATCATGCACTTCAGAGGCCAAAGCGTCAATTTTACGATCTAAATTGCTGATTCTGGTGTCCATGTGCTTAAATCGCTCTTCGTGCTTTGCAATTTCTATATCGTTCATTCTGTCACCTCTATTGCAGCAATGGCTTTACCGTTTTTGTCTCTTTGTATTACCCGTTTTCTTGGCTTTTTAAATTCTTCCGCTGTTCCCAGTAACGCTTGCGCCACTGTACCAAGTTTGTTAACCACCTCTGATATATTCGCGCCATGCACCTCACTCGCTTGTGTCAATATATCGGCGATTCCGGTTAGCTTTGATTCCCCATCGAACTGCACGACGGTGCTAGGCTTCGCTTGCGCTGCCGCTTGCATTTCTGCTATCTGTAATTTCGTTTGAGCCTCTAATTGAGCTTTGTAGGCTTGCCGTTCGGTTTCTGCCTGCTGCTTCAATAGCTCCAGTTCTTTAGACGTATCGGCTTTGAATTGCTCAATCTGCACTTGCGCCTGTAATTTGACTTGTTCCGCTTGCTGCTGCGCTTGAAGTTTAGACGCTTCAACCTGTTGCCGCGCTTGCTCTATTCCCGCTTCGTGCTGTAAGCGCATCTGGTCGGCTTGTTGTTGTGCTTGTGCTTTCATCATCTCTGGATTAGGCTGTTCAGGTTTAGGTTCGCGCATTTTTTCCAATGTGCTTTCTAATGTGGCCTCTAATGCCCTGCCGCTTTTAAATGTTCGCACAACAAACATCATAGCTTCCCCCACTAATGGCGCTAGCTCTGGGGATTGCTGAATTATCGGCAAACTGTTATTCATGGCTTGGCTAAAAGCTGTTAAAAACTCTATTCGGCTTTGCTTTTCTGCCATTTCGTCCATTTCCGCCAAACTCTCGGCCTCGATGTCGATTCGATAATTGCGTGCGGGTTCGCTTTTGATAAGCTGCAATGCCTGTTCCGCGTATTGAGCGTCATCCGTCCCTTGAATCCCACTCATGTTGATAAGGGTGTTCGGCGAATACAAATCCATCATCAATTGAGCCTTGATTCTCAAGGTCTCCGTGACAAATAGCGCTACGTTGTGCTGTAGGCTCTTCAACCTCATTGAAGCATATTGGCCTTTGATCTGCTGCGCTGTGGCGGTCTCGCTTGCCATGCTTGAGCCTCGAATAATATCGCTTAACCCCGTCACGTCATACACTACCTGTTTAGCTCGTTCCCTGCTTTCATAGCACGTCTGCAATGCTTTGATAACCATATCAAGGGGCATAAATTGAACAGTCCCCTGCACGCCGCCTTTTTCAGAAAATGCAGCCCAGCTATCCACGGGGATAAGCACGTTATCCACACCTTCATTTAACATCCGCTGAATTGCAGGCTGTGAAGCGTCGTACACGCCCACCACCTTGATCGCATCAACTAATAATCCTATTCGCTTAGTCAAATCGTCGATTTCGTCGGCTTGATCTTGGTACAAAACATAATCGGGCACGGGCACAAGCGTGTCCGTCGTCATTGTGGCGAATAATGGTTTCGGGCATGGCCAAAAGTTATCAAGTCCGTACGGGTCGGGTTTGTGGTCTAGCACCTCATCACACCCCTCGGCAACCCAGTAAACGCACTCTTCGGATTTGTCCCATATCTCCCATACCTGCGCTTTCTTCATGCGGTCTATTTCTGATTGGTTCATGCCTTGGGTACGCATCTCATCCAGTCCGATAGGCTCATGCGTCATGGGTATGCGCTTGGTAATGTCCTCACCAAATCGGGACTCAAGCTCATTTCTAGCCATGTACACCCTACGCGCTACCCACGTGACCTCATCCCAACATCTTGCAGGCGTACACCTGAAGTCCTCCCAATACACATAATCAACGGGTGTCGTTTCGGTTTGAATCTCGCCTTGCTGAGGAATGATTGCAGTTGGGAGGTTCTCCATCATTGGCTGTTCGTAGCCCTCTAGCTCTCCGCCTACGGTCTCAATCTCTTTTGCTTCAAATCTAACCCATACAGTCCCACGGCCTGACAATAAGCGGTCTAATGTGGCGGATCGGGTGCTGTTTTCAAAATCACCGTAATTATCAATCTCGTATTGCAGCGCACGCTCCATAATAACCGCTGCCGTTCGTGCTATTGGGTCTTTGTCCTTCCACCTGCGCTCCACTTGGGCTTTTGGTGTCTTGCCATAAAGTGAAGGCATTAAAACCTGTACGTTTGACCATAGTATGTTGTACCGCTTGTTCCCGTCATAGCTGCTGCTGCGGTCGTCCCTGTACCGTTTGACAATCTTTTTGGCTCGCTTAATCCACTTGTCATCAGCCTTTTTAGCTGATTGCAATTCTTGATGCAATGATTGAGCCGTTTTTTTAGGCTTCATATCCTGCTCGATAACGGTCGGGTCTCTGTCCATAATGTGTCAAGTGGTTCCGTTGTGATTCTGCCATTTTGCCCTTTTACTGGGAAAATATCCACTTTTTTCGCTAAATCTTGCGTTTTTTCTGCAATTTTTTGCGCTCCATAGCAAAAAGCATCAGCAGGATGGCTCGCCCAATTGTGTACCGGCTCCCTGCTCATAATCCCTGTTTCTTCGTTGTAGCTGAATTCCCATGCTCTCAAACCGTCCAGCCCCGCCTCACACAATTCTTTATTAAATGCGCATCGGTTGATAATCGTTCGTGCAGCCTCTATCTGGTCTTGCTTCTTGCTCTGGGGGACTATCTCGCACGTTCCCGCGCCAAAGGCTTGCAAGAATTTCTCAAGCGTGGTGTGACGGCTTTGGAATGTCTTGGCTCTTGCGTCGTGGGGTAACCAAATCTTTGCTTTCTTCCCCCCCAGCTCCCTGATATTGTCCTGAATCCTCGGTATCCACTCATCAGCATCAAGGCCCGTGTCTGCGTCGTACTTCAGCACATTGAACCCACCAGGCACGGCCTGCCAATACCAAAATGATGCAGTATCCCTAAATCCCAAATCAGCACTAACACCCATCGTGTCGCCGTTCGGGTCGTATTTCACACCGTCGTGGATCCTGCCTTCTCGTTCCGCTTTATTGACCCACTTGGCCAAAATAGCGCCAATTGATGCCCCGTACTGCCCACCCCACACATGCTCGGCGCGGTCGGAATCTGCTTTGTAATCAGCCTCCATATCACCCCTTAGCGGGGTTTCATCAAACCACGGGTTATCATTCCAATTCACATTGACAACAATCATGTCTTGACGCTTCTCACCCCTAAAGAATTTGTCAACCGCATCGGTTTTAAATCTAGGGTTCCACGTAAACCACAACTCGCTATTAGGCTTGCGAATGGTCGGGCGTAATAGGTCTAAGCTGGACTGGCTCAAGGTCTGGGCTTCTTCCACCCAAGCACAGTCATAACCTTCAAGCGATTTAATACTATCCGCTGTGTGATTCTGCATCCCTTGGAAGATTATCAAGCCTCCGCCACGTTTGCTTCTGATCTGAGTGTCCAAAATCTCAAAGTAATCACCCGCATTAAGTGCGCTGATTTTGTCTTCAATCAGTCTTTTGACTGATTGCCCCAATGATTTCTGAATCTCGCGCACGCAGACGCTTCGCCGCTTCTGGTCAATGATGTGCGCCTCAATCATCAGTTCGGCAAACATATGTGACTTGCCCGATCCT